GCTCTCCAAGCTGTACAAGGAACTGCTGAATTCCCCTAAGAGGACCCCCCGAATGGAGTCCCTGATCGAGATGATGAAGCCTACGATGTCTAAATACGGATATCATGGCACTGAACCAGAAGGGAAGTAACATGGCCGGTATCAAGATTATCACCTGGGATGATGATAAGACCAAGAAAGAGACCCAGAAACGCTGGCAGAATTGCAAGGAATCTCGAATCTGGCAGGAAGAGAAGTGGATTCGCAATGAGCGAACAATATTCGCAACTTCCTCCACACTTAATATGTCCTATCTCCAGACTTCCCTGGAATCCAACTTCAACATTGGTCTCCCCGGGGTAGACGGATCCAATGCTGATCTAAATGCCGCCTACACATTCAAGAATCTCCGCTTCATCCATGCTCAGATGTCAGCGAACCCGCCATCAGTTGCGATGCGGCCGGAGAATTCCGACCAGGAGAATCATCGGAAAGCAGATGCTGCTGACCGGATTGTACGCTGGGCTCTCCGGGCTTATAAGATGCAGGAACGTTTCGATATGCTCAACCTGCATGCCCTCCTCTACGGTACTGGAATGATTAAGACCGTCTGGGATTCCACAGAGGGAGAGATTATATCACCGTTCCCTTCATCTGGAATTTGTTCCTCGATCCCGATGCCAAGACCTGGGATGAGGTTAAGTTTATCTTCGAGAAGATCTATATCGACTACGACGAGGCCTGTGCCCGCTGGCCAGATAAGATTGATTTCCTAAAGAAGAACAGGATCACGCAGAAGCAGTACTCCAACCGAGGACGTGCCTCTCAACTGGAGGACAACCATTGGAACTGTGTGGAACTTCTCGAGTACTGGGAAACTGGCTTAGCTACGAATGGTTACCTAGGTAGGTACTGCATCACGGGCATGGAGGGCGAGGTCATAGAGCCATGCCGTCCATCTCCATTCCGCTTCAAGCAGGCTGGAGCTGTTACCCGTATCGAGAATATGGATCTCCCGGATGACATCAAGCGTGGGATGATTGCTCGGCTACCGGAAAGGGCTCGCCTACCCTACCACATCGAGACAGATATTGATATCCCGAACATGGTCTGGGGCCGCTCCTTCATTGAATACTGCGCCTCCATGCAGGAGACTCTAGCTAAGCTTGACTCCGCTGTTCTGGACAATATCCAGGCTCATGGTGTAGCTCGTATGATCCTCCCAGAATCCGCTAATATAAATGATGAAGCACTCAGTAACTCTCCCTGGGACGTGGTTAAGATTACAGGTAATCAACCTCCGTACTTCATGGGTGTTCCCCAGATTATGCCAGAGATGACCTCCCTCCGGATCAATATCCGCCAGGGGCTCGATGATATGGCCGGGGTTAATGAGTCCATGATGGGGCAACAGTCCCGAGAACAGTCCCAGGCCAGCATGCAGTATGCTACTAACCAGGGCAACATGATCCGCCGCCGGATGTTCAACAAGTACGTCCTCTGTGTTGAGTCGGTATACAAGGCTATCCTCGACCTCATCCGGAAGCACTGGACGGTCGGTAAGACAATCCGAGTCCTCGGTAAGGAGAAGGCCCTAGAGGCCATAGATATCAAGGGAGCGGACATCGACGGCGGCTACGATGTGGTCGGCGAGTATGGTGTGACTCTCTCACTAGACCCTATAACCCGCCGGGAAGAGATTCTAACGCTCCAGCCACTCTTCGAGAAGGCCGGGGTACCCACCCGCACTTCCATGAAGATGCTGAAGCTGAATGAGCTCGAGGGAATGTACGATGAATTGGAGCTGGCTGAGAACCGTCAGAAGGAAATCTTCGACGAGATGATTGCCACTAACCGGTATATCCCGCCCAGACCATATCGTGACCATGAGAATATGATTGCCTTTGCCCTCAGGTACTTCAATACGGCAGAATATAACAATCTATCTCCGGAGTTGCAGAACCTCTGTGAGCAGCATATCACGGAGAGAGCTCAGTTAGCGGCTAAGGAGAAGATGGGCGGGGGACAAGCAACTCCCGGCGCTCAGGCCCCCGGATCGCCCCCGGGACCCGTCCCGAGCCAGATGGCTGGTACTCCTCCACCTGCAGGTGTGCCCGGTCCCGGAGGAGCTCCCGTTCCAGTTGCGGGTCCTCAACCGGCATAATATTTTACATTATACTATCTAGTGTATAATATAATGCCCCCGATTGCTTATATACTATCTTATGGAGTATAAAATAATGCTTATAAGCAGAGACGAAGTCCTAATGGGCAGAGATGCGGAATACCCCCTCAGTCCCGAACTGGAAGCCAATCTATCTAAATTGTTATTGTCCCTAAATAAGTTTCGTCAACAATATGGCAAGCCTATGGTAGTTTCCAGTGGTTACAGACCGGGAAAATATAATACCCAGGCTGGTGGGGCGAAGAGCTCAGCTCATCTGACCTGCGAGGCGTGTGACTTCCGGGACGAGGACCATTCCCTCAAGGACTATGTGGTCCACAACCCGAGCATACTGGTCGACTGTGGTCTCTATATGGAATGGCCTAGCAATACCCCAAACTGGTGCCACCTGCAAGTCCGTACAATTCCCAGTGGAAATCGTATATTCCGTCCATAATATAGACAGTTGTCTTTTCTCTTGACATTCCGCTTGTAATGTGTTATAGTACCTAGTATACTCAGAATATAAATCCTCCCATACGGCATATCTCCCACTTCGGTGAGACTGTCTGCAGGGAATTATGTCTATCCCTACCATTAGGCGGGACGGCAAGGAGTATAGTATGAGTAACGGTACTGGCGTTAGTGACATGGTGCAGAGTTGGTTGAGTGGAAATGGCAGCAGTTCAGGAGAGGGTTCCCAGGCTAGTTCAGGGGAACACATATCTCAAGCATCTCCAGACTCGGATGAAGTAGTCCGGGCGGAGAATTCGGAAGTAGATGATCTACTCCCCGGATCCGGTGAGGACACTCCTACAGACTCTTCTGAGAAGGGCTCAGCCAAGCCCGAGGCTAATCAGAAGACATCTGGTGAAAAGGAAGTAATCACTGTAACGGATGAGAACGGTCGTAGACGGAAGATTGAGGTAGATTACAGCAATAGGGAAGCCGTAAAGAAGGCTCACCTCATGGCTGCAGGAGCTAGGAAGTGGCAAGCAGAGAGAGATCAGGAGAAACAAGCCCATAGTACAACCCGTCAGGAACTCGAGCAGAGGAACAAGGACTGGTCAGTACTGGAGCAAGCCTACAAACAGGGACCTGATCAATTATTTGACTTGCTGGCGGGACGCCGAGGCGCTTTCCAGGAACATGTCAATAAGCATATTCAGCGTGCTGAGTATCTTAAGAACGCATCTCCCCAGGAAATACAAGCTCTCGAAGCCCGAGAAAGAGCAGAGCAGCGTGAACGGGAAATCCAACAGATCCGTAAGGATAATGAGGAGATCCGTAAGCAGCTCAATGAGACTAAGGACCATGCAGACCTGCGTGCTCTCGAGTCTAACGTCAACCCGGTGTTTGATAAGTACCGCTTCGCTGACAAGCTAGGCAATGCTGATGATGAACACATGTTTGATGAGATGCTCTGGAACTCGGCCCTCAAGCGTCTAGAGCCGTACGAAGAAAAAGGACTGCTCTCGCAGGAGATTATCGATCGGGAATTCCGATCCGTAGCCAGTGCCATCCGGAAGCGTATCAGTGTCCAGGCCGAACAGAAGGCCGGTAGAGTGATGCAGCAGAAGAAGCAGGAAGCTACAGAGAATGTCCAGGCGAAGGTTAAGTCGGGATATAACCAGGACGGGGGAACCGCCCAGGAAGCTCGTAACCTGCTCAATCAGGGTGCGGGTGGTCTCAACCAGATGTTTAAACAATGGGGTAAGTTCGGCTCCGTTTTCAACGGTAAGAAATAACTGAACTCCCAGTTCCGTATTAATTGAAAGGTATAATAGAAAATGGCTTATAATAACATAGATCAACTAAACCTAGGTAACTTACTCCAGATCGTCTTCTCGAATGGCGTAAGAAACCAGATCTCGCAAGACTTCCGGGACTTCGAGATGGTTAAACGGGCTAAGGTTAGCTCGTCTGTGGCACGTGAACTCCGCTTCATGTTCCAACGTTCCTTCGGACCCTCGGCGATCCAGTACCGTGACCCAGGTACCAGCGGCCGTTCCTTCCCTTCGGCACGCCAAGCGACGGTCAACGAGTACATCGCTAAGTTCAAGGAAATCAACGCCACGATCGAACTCGAGTACAACTTGTGGGATCGTGCACGTAAATCTCCTGAGAAGTACGCTGAGCCTCTAGCTCTCGAAATCGACTCGAAGGCAAGCGCCTCGAAGCGCCGGATTGCTGCTGACCTCTACGGTGACGGCACGGGCGTGATGGGAACTGTTGCATCGGCTGCCTTGACCTCTCCTACCTCTAACCAATTGACCTTCCAACTCCAGACGGGTAACACCTCTCGGGGCCATGCAGGTCTCTTCGAATTCGGCGATATCCTCGTCCTCAAGACCGCTGCTGGCGGAACCTCAGCCCTCGACACGAACTTGGGTACTGAGCCTGCCTACTGGCTGGTTGTGGATAAGAACAGGGATCTCCAAACGGTTCTCCTCCAGGGCCTCGATTCCAACCTCTCTCCTGTTGCGACGATCACTTCGATCTCCGTACAGCCTGCTTCTACAGACGTGTTCTATCGCTACGGACAGCCTACGATTCCTGACCTGACTGCCTCTATCACGGACTACGGTACGTTGACGGAAGTTATGGCTGGTCTCGAGTCTCTCGTTGCTGGTGACGGCCGGGTTATCCATGGCATCACGATGAGCGGTGCAACTGCTGGTAGCCGATATGACGCCGGCGGAAATCCAATCGACGTCAAGCATATCCAGAAAGTCATGGATAAGGCGAAGGTGTTGGTTGGTCAGGACCGCTACCGCTGGAAGATGATGATGATGGCCCCTGAAACCCATGCTTCTCTGATCGAGAGCCGGGAGACAGACCGCCGCTTCCAGACCGTAGAAGACAATAAGCGGGGCGTTAAGTTCTTCGCCTATGTCCATGGTAATGACGTTCTCGAGTGTAACAGCTCAGAGTACGTTCCACCTAAGCGTATCTACATCCTCCCAGAAACTAAGGCTGGCGAGAAGGTCCTCGAATTCCACGGTTCAGACTTCGAAACAATCAAGGCTGAAGGAATGGGCGACTTCCATCTGAAGCCTGCTTCTGCTGGTGGATATGTGAATACGGTTGTTTCTTACCTCCAGGCAATCGGCGTCA